TAATACTCCATCACCACTACCAATGCCTTCTTCTACATTAATATTAAAAGTTTCCATTGATAATATCTTAATACCACTCTTAAATGATATTTCACATTTTACAATACCTGGTGATGCTAAAGTATTAGTTTTTAATAAACATTGGAATTTTCCAGTTAATGCCTCTAGTATAGTTACACCAGTTGTACTATCCTGAATAACTATAGTATTATCTGGTTTTAAAAAGTTAAATTCTATTATCTGACCAGAAATATCTACTGATGAACCATCGTCCAATAAGTTAATTTCCAATACAGAACTATCAGTATCACCCTGTTTAAATTTTAGAGTATCATTCATTCGATTTTTCATATCCAATGTTATTATATACCTATTTTCCATTAATTAACACCTCCATTTTTTACATTGCAATAGTTCTTCCAGTCTCAATCCATAAGGTTCCATCTACACATAAAAAACTAATACAGAATCTCTTAGCAGTTACGGTACCTGTAACTAATGTTGCAGTTGCCTTGAAATTTGTACTAAAGGTTAACGTATAAGTTGTTGTTCCTGATGTAGTGACTACAAAAGTACATCTGTTTCCAATAATACCACTAGTAGCATTAAACGTACAAGCACCAGTAGGAGTTATTGTTTTTATATCACTATCCATTGTTACAGATATTGTACCTGTTGTTGTTGCAATAGCCGTTCCTAAAGCTCTTTGTGTTGTTACTATAGGCATTACAGAGTTTATAGCATAATTATTATCAATAAACACCTTAGTTCTTACACCTGCATTATTATAAAATATAGGTATTGTAAAATTATTTATTTTATTACCTGCTATTATAATATTGGTATATCCAACCGTAGAATTTAGTTCAATACCGTTATTAGTATTTATGGTATCACAGTAAACAATGTTATCTATTACTCTAAAATCCTCTATTGTATCTGTATAATAACAAAGTATGCCTTTACCTTTTGTATTTCTAACGGTATTTCTAGCAATTAATCCCCACGTAACAAACATGCCTTCTGTAGATGGTGTTGGAAATAAAGTAGTATTTATTCCAGTTCCATTTATATAATTATCAACGACTGACATAAATGCACCCTCAATAGCATTTTCTGTAACATTTATAATACTATTTCTGCATATATTAACTAAACCTGTATCTACCATAGAATAAATAGCACTACTTCCTACGCCTGTTACTACTGTATTAGATGTACCAATATTCCATAGTTTATTATCATTAAAATCGCCTTTTACTTGATTGGTATTAAAATATTTCATAGCACCATAAAATGTATCATGAAATTTACTATTACGTACGTTTACTTCAGTAACAACCCCATAAACCATTATGCAAGAATCACCATGAGTTCTAGACATTTCACAATTAATTACTTCTAAAGTTCCTCCAGAAACAAATATAGCATATCCAAAATTATGATTATCACCATTAACTGGGGCAACAGAAGTTCCAATGTTATCAAACTTACAATCTTTAACAACAAATGTTCCACTTCCATTATTAAACAACAATGCAGTTTTAGTTGTATTTAAGAATGTACATCCTTCAAAAGTTAAATTATCACATTGATAACTCTCTACCCCAACAAAGTTTCGGAAAATTATATTTCTAAAAGTTATCTCTGATAAATAATCTATGTGAATAAACAATGCATTATTGCCATCAATTATTGTGCTTTTATGACCTTCTATAGTTATTGTTCCGGCAATAGCTGGAATACTTGTAACATTGTATACCCCATCTATCAGAGAAATATGTTTTCCTGAGTTTAAAGCAGATGCTAAATCATCAGTAGGACCAATAACTAAAGTATCAGTAATATTATTTGCAGACACACTTACAACTTCCCAAACTGATCCATTCCATAGAAAAGTTATTATGGTTCCAATAATAGGAATAACATAAGAAGATAGACCATTTTGAATTATAATATTACCACCAGTAACTAATCTAATGTTTGTTTTATTGAAAGTAACGGTTATTCTTCTACCAATAATAGAACCTAACTGATCAATGCCAGAAACTATCCAAGGAGTAGCATTATCTATAGAATCAACAATTATATTATCAAAATCATAACCATCTATTTGTTGCCAATCACTAGATATAGTAGTTGTCATTGAATTTGCTAAAGATAATGCTCTATTATTGTTAGTAATACTTGTTGTTGACATGTCCCAATATAATGATACCATTCCATTATTTGACACATATCTTTCATTTATGTGTGCATTGTCAATTTCTTTAAAAATATTGATAGTATCAGGTAAACATTCATTATAACTAAAATTATTATTAGTAGATGAGCCAGCAGTTGAACCTCTTACAAAAGCATGATAATCATATTGTACTCCAGTTCTTGTAACTATAAATCTATTATGTTTAATATCACAATTAGTATTACCATCGAAGGAATTTCCAGCTTCAGAATCACTTAAAGAGGCATTGGAATCTATAAATGTATTATCTGAAATATCACATCTAATAGCATTTATTAAATGTATACCATATGATCCTGAATTTTTTACAATATTATTAGTTACTTTACACTCAATGGCACTTGTTATCTCAATTCCTGCTCCTTCATTATCGGTAATTATATTACCATCGATAATAACTTTGTTGTTGTCGTAAGTAAGAAGAGACTCTTTTTTTTCAAGATTTATTCCTGCATAGCAATTTCTTATAACATTTCCAGAAATAGTACAATATTTTGTTGCTATAACTTTTATACCGAGTCCACTTTTATGTATTATAATATTATCTTTTATTAAAATATTAAAATAATAAGCATCCTCCCACCAACTAAATATGGATATACCTTCACTAGTACCTCCTTCAATATAGTTATTGTTTACAAATATGTTGGACGTTGAATTAGTACCTTCCCCTGTAAACAACACACCAACATCTGAATTATAAAAAGAATTATTTTCAACCCATATATTGTTACAAGGACTAATACCAGCTATATTAGCAACACCATTATTCATAAATTTACAATCAGTAACTCTTACATTTGTACAATTTTCTATCCTAAGATTTATTACACCACTAGTTCCATCACCATGAACTACTCCTAAATTACCATCAAATGAAAGATTTTTTACTGTAATATTACTTGTGTTCTTACACATAGCAGTAACGTCCCAATCAACACATGTAGGGTCAGATTTTAGAATACTATCTTCCCCAGTTCCAACATAAGTAATTCCACCTTTGAAATCTAAGTTCCTTACCATATATATCCCTTTTGGAAAAATAACAGTATGAACCTTATTGGCATATGCATAATCTATTGCTGTTTGAATTGCTATAGAATCATTTACTATACCATTACCAATAGTACCATAATCTTTTATACTTAATTCTGTCGTACTTGTGCTTCCACTTCCAGCAATACCTTGAATACCTTGATCGCCTTTTGGTCCAGTCAATCCAATAAGTCCTTGGATACCAGTATCACCTTTTGGCCCAGTTAATCCAATAATACCTTGAATACCTTGAATACCTTGAATACCTTGAATACCTTGAATACCTTGAATACCAGTATCTCCTTTAGGACCTATTAATTCTCCATTTCCTAATTTGGTATTAATATCATTATATAAACTAACTCTTAATACTTCATTTTCTTTTCTAACATTTTCTGAGTTATTAATTACAATTAATAAATTTTCTATACTACTAATGTAATTAAAACTTAATTCTCCAAATCCAATACTCTGTTCAACCATTATATTAAACTTAGATGTTGATAGTATTTCACCAAGAACTCCTTTAAATACTACTTCACAAGAAACTAACCCAATAACGGCTAAGGTATTAGATTTTAGGAGACATTCTACATTACCTGCTGAGGAATCTATTATAGTTACTCCAGTACTAATATCTTGGGATACAATAGTCCCATCTGGTTTTAAAAAGTTAAACTCTATTGTCTGTCCAGTAATATCTACTGGCAAACCATTATCAACTACTGTTATATCTAATACTGAAGTATCTGTATCGCCCTGTTTAAATCGAGCTTTATTAATTACTCCATGCTTAATGTCTAATATCATCTTATATCTATTTTCCATTTGTGAACCTCCTATTGGGTTAGATTATAGAATTTAATTTTGTTTTTTAGGTAAAAAGGACACCCTTTCGAGTGTCTAAATAAAACTTTATTTATAAATTTTGCACCGAATTAATAGCCTTTTCTATTAATATAACATCTTTTAAATTAATGGCATAATTTGATAGTGCGTAATAATAACTATATCTATCATTATTATTATCAAACACAATTGATGTATCATCCAGCATATCATTTATCATTAATTTTGATGCATCAGCATTTGAAGATTGTAGAAGGGTTAGTTTTAACAATGATAATAAATATTTTTTATTTATTGAATTTAATGCCTCAATTGTTAACTGTAAGGTGTCATATGGTATAATTTCATTCTTGTCTATAAATGAAATTATGGTGGTCTGGATCTTAAGTATTTGTTCTGCGGTTAATGTTACTGAATTAAAAGTGGCTATACTCGTATCTAACTCAGTTGTATTACCTTTTAGTAAACTATTAGCCATATTTAATAAATTTAATATAAATTTTTTGTCTTCCATCTCACTACTCCTTCATTTTAACATTAAAATGATTGTTTACTTTCATTCATTAGACCTTGTATATAACTAATAGCAGCATCATAGTTTGATGCAACTTTTAAATTGACATAAGTTATAGTTCTATACATATTGGTATTAAGTACTTTTATATCATCAAATATTTTTTGAGCATGTTCTATTTCTATTTTCCCACCAACAATAGGGTTAACAGCGTAACCATCAGTTGTAACGGTTATATGTCTTCGTGTTAATTCTGAATGCATTGCGTTACGTAAACTTGGAAAATCATTAGCTAAAATCTTATTATTACGTCGTATATTAGATCCTAAATTAGCTATTGTACTTGCGGCACTTGACGATAAACAAGCATTATCACATTGGGTTGTACATCCAATACCACATAAACCAGTGCAATCAGTTAAACAAGTTGTTGTGCAAGCAGTTGCACATGTCCCAACACAGGTATTAGCACATCCTGATATACAGGTAGCAATACAGGTATTAGTACATGCAGATATACAGGTAGAAACACATCCATTAGTGCATTGTCCTTGACAAGTTGATTGACAGGATCCACTACAGGAATTTGTACAAAATGTAGAACAAACAACTCCACAATTTCCAACACAAGTACTTACACAAACTGAGGAACAATTGGCAAAACAATCATTTACACAACCATCACTACAATTAACTGCACAAGTATGAGAACAAGCATTTCCACAAACCTCAACACAAGAACTATCACAAGAATTAGAACAAGCATTTCCACATGAACCAGTACAAACAGTACAAGTACCACATCCAGTACATCCTACACAATAACTTGTACAATTTTGACTACACCCACTTCCACATGAACCAGTACAAACAGTACAAGTACCACAACCAACACATCCAGAACAACTACAAGTTGAGGATTGACTACATCCACTACCACATGAACCAGTACAAACAGTACAAGTACCACATCCAGTACATCCTGAACAATCACAAGTTGACATATCAAACCCTCCATTCACTTAGTACGATTAATTTTTCATATTCTTCTGAATCTATTATAGTTAAAGCTAAATCTTTTTCTAAATTAATTTCAAATGGCTGCACTGAGGGTATAATTTTTCTCAATTTATTATAAAAATAACCATTAGCCAATACCCTAGCTTTGTGAGTATCACAAATATATGTAGAACGAATATTAGGATCTCCATGTTTATCATAATTGTATGCAGTACATAAACTACATCCACTTGATATTTTACAATCTAAACATTTTTGTGGAGATTGACTTGACATTGTTACTTGATTTAATTTGTTTAACCATTCATTGTCTTCTTTTTTGTCAAGACCTACATATATATCACCTATTGGTTGTTCCTTTTGATAGTTAAGTGTGTATTTCATATATCTAATACATGGATAACATTTTCCATCTGTTCCTATGGCTAGCATATCACCATTACCACCACACCAATTTTGATCAGATACTGACAATTTACCAATAGTCGGATCAAATAAAGATGTAAAAAACTTTTTATAATTTTCATTTTCTAATAAGTAATCTGCTAATTTAATTAATTCTTTATAGAATATTTGGGCATCTTCTACTTTCCAACCTTCCTCATATACACAGTTTGAAAAAGCACCTATCATTCCTATACTCCAAACATTTTTAATAGCTTCGCTTGTATACATTATATTTTCAGGACATAATGTAATTTTGGTTTGAGGATTACTATTGGTACTTACTAGTAGTTTAACAGATTCCTCTACAATATCATAACTTCCTGTACCATCATGGAATACTCTACATTTGTCATGCAGTTTTTTATTTCCATCTATTGTAATTCCAACACTTACTTTTCCAGGGTTTCTACTTAAAAAGCGTTTTACTCTTTCATCTTTTTTATAAGTAGTTCCATTGGTACTAATACTTATCATATAATTTGTCGCCCATGGATGGTCTAACTCGAAAGCCTTAAATTTAAAATATTCAACAACATAGTCTATTAATTCTATTTCCAATAATGGTTCTCCACCAATAAATTCCAAAATTACAGCTTGAGCTTTTGATAATTCGAAATAGCCATTAATTTTTTCTTCATTGAAAATAAAATCAACTGCTTGTTTTGCTACTTCTTTTGACATCCTATTGTTGGTTTTATGTGTTTCATAACAATAAGTACATGCTAAATTACAACACTCAGTTACAACAAAAGTGATATTCTTAAGTCTAAGACCCTTTGCTTTACCATTAATGTCTTTAAATGATGAAGAGTTACAACTTGTAGACTCACAGACTCCGCAATTAGATCCACAATTATATTTCTCATTTGAATTGATTAATGGGGAAACATAATCTTGCCATTGCATAAAATCACTAGAGTTTAAGTATAGTCCGTTCTTTGGAGTTATCATTATTTTTTACCCTCCATTCTCATAACTTTTATTATGTGCAAATTAAAGTCGAAGTCTAATTTAAATGGATTACTCCAAAAATATTTATAAGCTTCTCCAAGTATAATACGTATTATACTATCTCTAGTCAATCTTATTTTAGTAAATAGATCTGTACGTTTCTTGTTAAACTTATCTAAATTAAACTTATTGGCTTCCTCGCAAGTATTATTTACATAAGAGGTGAATAAATTATTATAACTTTGCATTTGTAAATCCTTTAAAAGCATTACATTGCAAAAATCTTTGTCAAGATCTATAAACATTGTTTCACCTATTTTTAAATTTTTAAGTGTTTCAAGTATATCTTTATGGTTAGTTATATCCATATTAACCTCCTTAGTTTTTAACTATAACTTCCAGTATTTAATAAAGAAGTAGTTGTACTTCCATTTATATAGTCTACTCCACCACCATTAGCCAGAGAATTAACTCTTATATAATTTGTAGTAGACGTTCTTAATCTTATACTTCCACCAACAGTATCTATAGAACAACCATCTGACAAGAATATTTGACCTATACCCTCCGCTGAACTACCATCCATATTTGTACCTATAGTGAATAGAGTTTTATCTACACCACCAACTAACTTATGAAACGACATCGTTGCTCCAGCAAGATATAACCATGAGTCATTCTCAGCAGATGTATAAATTCTATTACCTTGTAAGAATGGTGCAGATACTCCAAGACCAGTAATAGTAGTATTAGTAACCCATGATGGGACATTAGCATTGCTTCCAGGATATCCTTGAGGTCCTTGAACACCTTGAGGTCCTATTGCCCCAGTTGAACCTGTAAGATTTGTCTTAGCAGCAGCATCAAGATTAGCCCATTTAAGGACTACGTTATTACCAAATGATAAAGTAGATCCATCGAAGGTTAACTTATCATCTAAATTAAAAGTACCAGTATCTAAATTAAAATTTATCTTATTATTAAAACTACTTAATAATCCAGTCTTAATAACATTTGCAGTTAGATCACCAGTGTCAATGAAATCAGCTACTATATGTCCATCGGCTGTAATAGCAGTTCTAAAAGGTCCATTGTAACCAACTGCAGAATAACCTAGACCATTTTGATTCCATCGCCATACCTTAACCGCTGTCATTACATCTTCAGTATCCATTATAAGTAATTCACCATTACGTTTTACTACATAACCACCTAAAGAACTAGTAATTTGTTCTGTAGCATGATCAATAGCTAATTGTAATTCGCTTTTGGCCTCAGTTATAGTTGTATTTATTAATTGAACATTATCATTTATTGTTGCAGCCAAGTTTGATTTGTAATCACCAAGACCTATCTCGTCATACTTATTGGTTATAGCATTATATGTGGTCTTTATACACTTGGCAACAGCATTAACCCCTAATTTAGAAAATTCAATTTTAACTGAATCACCCATGGTCACAGTCTCAAGAATAGAAAAATGTTTATACTCTTCAGATTGAGACAATTGAGCAAAGTTTACATCAATTGATATTGTTGGTATTCCTATATTATTAGTGGTCATATAAGTTGTTGCTCCAGCTCTTAATATATCCTCAGTTGGAACTTCTGATATTAACGAAGACATATCTAAAGGTAAAATTCTAGTAAAATCGTATGTTCCACTAGCAGTTAATACTTTTTCAGTAAGTTGAACTAAACCTTCTTGTTCTGAATACCAATAAGGGTAAACTCCTGTATACACATTAGAACAATTTTCCTCTTGTTTTAAGTCTATAAGATTCTTACCATATCGGATCGAAACCCCTCTTTGAAGACCTCTATTATTCCATAATCGTACATTAAAGTTATCAAATTCATAATCTCCACCATAAGAAGTTAGAATCTCAGAACCTAATATTGATCTTATGCTAACTGGTTTTATAATTGCTATGGATCCAATTGATGATTTATCAGTAGTAAAAGTAAAAGGACATGATATAACAGAACTACTTTTGATATCTAAGAATGCTTCTTGAATTGATACAGAAGTAAATGGTGAAACTGGGTAACCTGATAAATCATAACTTATATGATGAGCTTCAAATGTTACTACACCACTTATCACTTTAGATACACCATATATTCTAAATGCTTGTGGCGTTGAATAAGGAGTAGATTTAGTTACTATAATTTTTCTTAATCCTAAATCTTGGTAATGAATACCAGTTATTGGATATTCTAATTCTAGTTCAAATCCACTATTATACTCTTCGGTAATTGTACAAGAAATAGCATCACTAAGATTACCTAACCCATTTGTAATGAATGATGTTGCTTGTGAATTAAATAATAAAATCATAAGGTCCACCATTTAGGAATTATTTCTATAGAAGTTATTCCTCCTGAGAATGAAATATAAGAAGTTCCGGCTTCTAATTTAGGAAATTCATCATCACTAAGTACAATAACTGAATTTAAGTTAGTTGTTTCATGGTAAATATCTTGTATCTCACTATTTAATGTCATTCCATCTGTAATAGTTAATATGTTAACTAGATATTTACCAATTTGTAATGAGCCAACTCCAGTTCCTTTTATCACAATTATAGGAAGAGTTGTAAAATTAGTGGGGTTAATTAAATTTCCAGATTTATTAATAATTATTGTTTTATCACCAGACTTAAGAAATCTTTGTGGCTTACAATTAAAATTTATTGTAGTTCGTCCAGCGTGATTAAGAATATTGGATATGTTTCCACTTTCTGAATACATTGCTAATCTATAATACTCAGGTTCATATGAGTCTTCAAGACGTGAGTAACCAAAACCTGAATGAAGCCAATTGGAGACATCATTAGCCATAACTGGGTGTTCTTTTTCAATTGAACCTATTGCAATCTGATAAGAACGATTTACATTTTTATAAGAACCATTATCTTGTATTAAATCTCCATTTCTTCCAGGGATAGATTGTACTGAGTAGTTCCTTTCTGGAGTATCATACTCAGGTGGGTGTTCCACCTGAATATCATAATCTAAGGAGCATACATTATTAAATGTAACTATGCCCATGCTGATTTTCTCCTCTCTATTTGTTTTTGTATTATACGAGATACTTCATCTGCGACCCCCTTAGGATCATTACTCTTAATATTAAATACATTACTAAAAGACGGATCAGGAGTTATAGGATTACTGACTACTGTTTGAGTATCAGTATTTGTACTCTGTTTATTTGCCTGAATATCTCTAGCAGTATTGTTTGCTAAATTGACTGAACCTGCTATAGCATAACCATTAACACCATCCATCATGTTATATAATTGTTTAGCACCATTTTGAATGTTTGACAAATCTATTACTGGACGAATAGTTGGGTTTGTATCAATATTGTCATTAACTATGTCTGAAATACCAGCAATAGCGTTTGACATAGCATTAACCGCACTTGCCCCAAGATCTGTAGCAGAATCTGCAACTTTACTTTTAAAACTAACTAAACCATTAACTAAACCTTGACCAGTATACCTACCAATTTCAGCAAATACTCTAGATGGAGACTTAATCCCCAAAAACTTTTTAACAGCTGTTGGTAACATAGATACTACTGATAATGCGGCATCAACTAATGCTCCAGCCATACTCTTAATACCACTAATAACACCTTTAATTATATTTCCACCAACATCAAATAGCATTCCATACATACTAGCAATTGCACCTATTATAGCCGTTATTAAATTACGACAAGCAGCAGTTATAGCAGGCGTATTATTTCTAATGGCATTTGCTAATCCATTTATAAATGCTAGAATAAATTGTAGTGCAGAATCAACAATCATATAAATCTTAGATCCAATGGATGCTACAAAAGTTAAAACAATTCCAACAGCCGCATTAATCACAGCTGGTATCTGACTTTTTATACCATTTAAAAAGACCAACATAAACTTAACCGCTGTTGCTATGATTTGTGGCATATTATTAATCATTCCATTTACAAATCCTAAAACTAATTGCAGTCCAGCTGTAACCATTGGGACAATATATTTAGCTATTTCTACTAATAAAGTTAATATAAACTTTACAGCCGCTTGAACAACTGGAATAATAAGGGCATCAAATGCTGCGATAAGACCAGTCTCAATGGCTATTACGGCTGCAACAACTGAAGGCATGGCTGCAACTATTGCATTGGCTAAGGCTATTATGCCCGCACCAACAAGGTTTGCAATTGTAGGAATTAATTTTAATAGAGTTATAACACCTGCAACGAATGCTGCAACGAATGCTGCACTTGAAACCGTAAGAGCTGCTAATCCAGCAGAGAAT